ACACAAAGTCCAGGGCATTTGTACAACGATCCAGCAATTTAATCAGAATCGAAGATGCAAGACGTACAAAGGACAATAGAAGTTTCTGTTGGTCCTATTGTAGGCCTAGATTACACTCTATTGTATGACACTCTGCCTGAGACTGTTAGCGATAACATTACTCTACCTGATTTGAAAGATCCAGAGAGAGTCACGGAAGATACTAAAAAGCTAATACTCAAAGGCTGTGTTTACATAGCATATCATCACCCCTTGGAGACTGACACCCTTTTCATCAAAGTTCACAAACATATACCAGAGTTTTGTCACTCATTCCTATCACACCTTCTAGGAGGTGAAGATGATGACAATGCTCTTATAGACATTGGTCTGTTTTTCAACATGTTGCAACCTTCTTTGGGCGGTTGGATAACCAAGAATTTTCTTAGACACCCTAATAGGATGTCTAAGGACCAAATTAAAATGCTCCTGGATCAGATCATCAAGATGGCTAAGGCTGAGAGCTCAGACACAGAAGAGTATGAAAAAGTGTGGAAGAAGATGCCAACTTATTTTGAATCAATTATCCAACCTCTTCTTCATAAAACATAGTTTATTTCATATCACATTTTCCACCCACGAGTGCTAGCATTATAGAAGTGGAGCTAGTTTGGGTTGACCTTCTTGTATGAAAATACGAGTATACTATAGTCTAAACAATATACATGATGTTTTTCCACTTAAGCTTGACAGTTTGTAAATAATTGTGTGTGATTGTGCGTGTGTGTATGTATGTTAATGTATAACTGTGCATAGGTGTGTAGATATAAACACTAGAAGCAATTAAATTGATATATTCCTATCAACTCATATACATACTTGTGAGTCTTAGCTCCTCTATATACACACATAGAAACATGAGAGCATTATACAAGACCCATTGCAAAAATACTAATAACTTAGTTTTTACAATGTCAAAACTAAAAACTGAAATACCAAAAACATGAGAAAATAGAAAATCAAAAACAATGAATGGTGCTAAGCACCACATCCGGATGTGGTGCGTAGCACCATTTTCATAACATTAATCTATAACCTACTTGTAGCAAAAACACCCATATGCATGAAGTGCATAGCACTCTCTTATGGGTTGACTACTATGATTACGTGAATGCATAGCATTCTCCTGGAAAAAAGCAGAGCAGAACAAACCACATCAAGTGCATAGCACAAGATGTTAGCATACTCCGGAACTGGTTATCTCACCTACATGATGACAGAAACTTCAGATTTTGATTTCTTTGTGATGGGTATCTTCTTTGGCTGCTTCACCACACCGAACTCCTTCTCAGTGTCTAGCTCAGGGAAGCTCTTGCTGGTGAAAGCACCTCCAACAGCTTTCTGAACAACATTAGTCGTAAAATTACTAAAGCTGGACAAATGGTTTATAGCCTTATCTTCTAGTGGTTCAAATTCAAACATCACAGTGTCATTGGTCTTCATGGACACTGGCAGATCAGTCCTCTCAATCCCCCAGAACCAAAGAGTTCTAGAGATGACACAGTTCTGCACTGAGCTGTCATCAACAGATACGGACACTTGAAGATTATGCTTATCCTCCAAAGCCAGAAAATTCGCCAGAGAACCCAAGACAGCAAAATTCTTGCTAATTGGGTAGCGAACCTCTACCTCAACTTGATCTGAGGGGTTCACATAGGACTTGTCTATTATGCGGAGGGTAGTTATTCCACTAGCTCTACCCTTAATTCCAATCCAGACCATAGCAAAAGTTTCCACTCTAAAGAATGGGTAATGGGTGAGAGGTTGATGAAACCAATATGGATCAACAAGTATGTTGAAAGTTGCTTTCCTATGGGCCTTCACAGAATAGTCCTGTTTGGCTATGAACATATCATACTTGTTCACCTTGACATCTGAGAAGCTGAAGGGTTCCAATCCAAGCATTGTGGCAGCTTGGTCAATTGTAACCCTACCCTGGTTCAGAGGCCTTTTGGAGAGAGCTAGAGATTTCCTATTCTTATTATCAACTCTCTTTTGGGACTCCTCACTAAGGTCATCATAGAGTACCTTACTTTTTAAAGTGGACAAAAGTCGAGACAAAGCCATAATTAAAGTATATATTAGCTTAATCTCAAAAGATATGCCCTGACTTTGTGT